CGTTGTGGCCGACGTCCCCGTCGCCTGCCCGTATAAGCTCTCGGCCAAGACCATCACGTACACCGACGCCTCCGGCGGCAGCGTCAGTCAGACCGTCGCCGTGCCGTCCCCGCTCGCCAAGGGCGATCTGGTGGTCTGCCTGTGCGCGGACCGCGATATCACCGAAGCCCGGCGCGGCAACAACGATCTGCCTGTCGCCGGGCGGCACAACATTTCCGACAGCATCATCGTCGGCATTCTCAGGGAGGGATAACCAATATGAACGGCTTCGCCATGGACGCAAGCGGCGACGTGCTGATTGAAAACGGCGATATCAGCATCGTTGCCGGCGACAGCCTGCTGCAGCAGAAGATCCAGACGGTGCTGCACACCAACCTCGGGGAATGGTTTTTCGATTGGGATCAGGGCGTTGATTTTGACAACCTGCTGGGCAAGGGCGTGACGGGCGAACTTGTGCGGCACGAAATCCAGCGCGGCCTGGCCCAGGTGGACAGCACCCTGGCCATCACGGAGTTTACCTTTGAGGCCGACGAAAGAAAGCGCACGGCCCGCGTAACGTTTAAGGCGCAAACCCCCAGCGGGGAGGAAGTAGGAGGCAATTATACATGGGACTGACAGATCAGGGCTTTGTACGCCTGACCTATGACGACATCCTGAGCAGCAAGATCAAGCGCGCAAAAGAGCTGTTCGGCGAGGATATCGATACAGGCGACCAGTCGATCCTGGGCAAATACCTGCGCATCAGCGCCTACGATCAGGCCATCGCGGAAGAGGAGATCGAGGCCGTATACCTCGCGCGCTTCCCGGACACAGCCTCCGGGCAAAGCCTGGACCGCCTGCTTGTGTTTACCGGCATCACCCGCAACCCCGCCGAGCCCGCCGCCTACAGCGTAAAGGCCACGGGCACGGCGGGCCACACCATCCGGGCGGGCTTTCTGGTGGGCACGAACAGCGGCATCACCTACTACAGCACCCAGGAGGCCACCATCGGCGAGGACGGCACCTGCCTGCTCACCGTCAGCTGCACGCAAAGCGGCTCCCTGGGCAACGTCGTCGCGGGTGCGATCAACCGCATCATCAATCCAGACGCCAGCGTCGCCTCCGTTAAGGGCCAGGCACGGCTCTCCGCCGGACGCGATACCGAAAGCGACAAGGACCTGCGGGCGCGGCTCAAGGCCGCCATCGCGGGATCGGGCAGCTGCAACGAAAACGCCCTGCGCTCGGCCCTGCTGCGCGTCCCCACGGTGCAGTTTGCCGCCGTCGTCGCCAACGATACCGACGATACCGACAGCGACGGCCGCCCGCCGCACAGCTTTGAGTGCTTTGTCCTGGGCGGCGACGACTATAAGCAGGAGATCGGCGAGGCGATCTACAATAAGCGCCCCATCGGCATCCAGACCGTGGGCGACGAATCCGTTACCGTCAAGGATGGCAGTGGCAGCGATAAAACGGTCAAGTTTTCCTTTGCGCCGCACGTCTCCGTCACGGTAAAGATCAAGGTCCGCACCAGCGCCGCCTACCCCACCGACGGCGACAACCTGATCAGCGAGAACGTGACCGCCTATATCAACAGCCTGGGCATCGGCAATTCGCTGGTGCTGTCGTCCCTGTACGGCCATATCTACAGCGTACAAGGCGTGCAGGAGGTCGTGTCGCTGCAGCTGTCCACCAACGGCGGCACATCCTACAGCACCGGCAACGTAACCGTCCCCTCCTACGGCGTGGCCGTGTGCAGCAACGTCTTTGTGGAGGTAGCGGCGTGATCACTGCATTTAACCGGGACAACCTGGCCATGAATCTGCCGGACGTCTGCCGCAAGGATGCGGAATCCAATAACTATAAGCTCCTGGCCATAGAAAAAAGCGCCATGGACCGCCTGCGCGCCGATCTGCAGTCCATTTTCAACAGCCTGGATCTGGATCAGGCCACCGGCGGCATCCTGGACCGCTACGGCGGCATGATCGGCCAGGGACGCGGCGCCGCCTCGGACGATCAGTACCGGGTCATGATCAAGGCCAAGATCTGCCGCAACCTGGCCAACGGCGACCATCGCAGCATCGTCGCGGCAATCTGCGCCACCTTTGGCTGCGATCCGGGAGACGTGCAGCTCAAGGAGCTGTCCGCCCCCTGCGTCGTGCAGATCACGGGCCTGTCCTTTGAATCGCTCAACAAGCGCAACATCGACCTCACGACGGCCACGCAGATCATCTACCGGCTCATGCCCGCAGGGGTACGCCTGGAAAGCCTGGACTTTTCGGGCACGTTTGCATTTTCCGGCGGCACTGAGCTGGTTTATGACGAGGACACCGGCTTTGCGGACGCCGATCAGACCATCGGCGGCTATCTGGGCTATGCCGCGACCGGCGGCGCCTCGAAACTACCAGTATAAGGGGGGAGAACACTATGGACTTTGAAAAGACTGTACCGGAATGGAACGCAGCGGGCACTGAACCGCCTGCATCGCTTAAAAACACCGGCTTTGAGCCTGGCTACAAGCCCCCGGCCGCGTTTTTCAACTGGTTCTGGCACGGCGTCAGCGCATGCCTGACCGAGCTGCGCGCCAAGCTCTCCGGCCACGCGGCGGCTACCTCCAACCCGCACGGC